GTGCCATCGGCACTGGTCATTATACCGCCACGTTTTTTCTTGTCCGCTGTTTCACCGTTGTGTACACAACAAGGTGCATTGAAGGACACCCATCCGCTTGGGGTCTTTTTCCTTCCCGCAGGAAGACTCGTCAGAATAGTAGACTGGATCAGGTTCATAAACTATATTTTACTGTCTATATAGGATTTTGTCAATACGGCCTGTGGTGCCAGTTGATCTTACCGCTTTGAATCTCACATTTTGGTAAACACCAGTGAAGTTTAGTGTTGAAACACTTGATGAACTTGATAGACTTGATGTGGTAATATCAAAGTAATCATTGTCAGTGGTTGGACTAGATTCCATTGTGCCTTGTACTGTCACTGTGCCAGTGAAGCCTTTTGGATATATTGCGATTGTGTGTAGTGCTGTATTATTGTTGACACTCGGTCTACCAGGTATCGCACTTGATGTGAATGTGTTGGTTGCTAGGGTGAATGCAGTTACGGATGTACTATCGGCAAATTGAGCATATGCTCCGTCCAGTATTTCTATTGTGCCAGCGGCCGCGTAGCCGGTGGATGCATATGTAATTTGAGGATTGTTTGCATCAGTAACATCACTTACTGAAAAATTGTAAAACTTTGCATCTAGTTTTAATAGATCGCCTTCTGTGATTGTACAACTAGCATCTCCCCTAGTGCTTACTGTTGAGCCATCGTCTAGCACTGTCAGTGTTTTAGTGAGAACTGCTTTTTTGGACTCTGTGTCGATCATGTTGAACTCATACTTCTTTGCTGTAATATTCTGGGCCTTCTGATCCTCATTCTTGAATGTGAATGTGACAGGGTTTGATACTCCCCTATGTAAAGTTAACCGTCTATCGTACACTTTTGAGTTCCTTCCATGATAACCACTTATGTAGGCAATTACCAATTGATTTATTAAATACCTTTGTACTGTTTGCATAATACATATTTAACAGTATTTATAGATAGAGTATGAACGAAATTTTTAACACACTGAGGGACAAGTTCCCTTTTTTAAGCCTAATTAGAAAGGGCGATCTGGAGTTTGTAGGCATTATACAGAATGAGGATGCCAACGTGATCAGTTTCTATGACTATGGTAGGCTTATGTTACCGCAAGATAAGATGAGATATCTCAAGTGCGGAGAAACTTGGTGGCACGAGTCAAATCGCAAACTACCGATCAACATATTCCTAAAAGGTGAATTCAGGTATTTCAGAACAACTTTGGTTACTCTCAACTCAAAGGATGTGGAAATTGTTCATGGACCTACTGTTAAACTTTCTGAAATTTCGAAGAAACGGGTGAAAAGGAAAACTATACAGTTAGTAAGAAGACCCGTTTAAACTTTTCCGTCTTTATTAATATACTTCGCAAAATATATTGTCAACGGGTTGGTAGGATCATAAGCGTTCTCATACCAATCTTTTTTGGTGATTCTTTTACTGCGTTTTTTGGATTTTTTTTTCTTAGTTTTTTGATGGTGCATCAAAACTATATTTAGCTCTGCTGACCAAATTCATCTGCACCACAATCGCCTGTGCATATGCAACCGCATGTGACTTCTTAAAAAAGTAACTGCCGTCTGTTGGTTTGACCCATACTTCTTTCATTATGTCCATCCAGTCCTTGTACATCAGTCCTCGTTTAGCAGGACGTATGATTGCTAATACAGCCGCAAGTTGTTCGATAGTTTTAGGTTCTAGTTTGGACACTATGTTGAAATGGCCATTTAGGTGAAAAAGATTTTCGACCACCTTTGGATCCTTCAGCATATCCCAATCTGGTTCTTGTATCATTAGTTCTACAAGTTCTTGTTCTGATTTGATATTTTTGTAAATATTAACGTTCAACATGTCTATTTTGAAATACCCTCGATCCTCTGCATTCTTGTAATCCAATGATGCATGTCCTGTAACCGGATGTTCAGGCACAGCATGGAAGTACACTCCAGTCTTGTGCTTTTCTGTTTTGTCTTCTTTGATCATCGATGCCGGGGTGTGCTTGAATAATTTCAAAACCCCATCTCTGTCAAAAAAGTCTATGTCAACATCAGGCATTAAAGTTTAAACTCCTCAAATGTTATCTTACCACTAGGATACTTCCAAGTACCGTCTGTGTTGTAATGATCAGGATGTTCGCCTGTCTCTTTAAATTTGTTAATAGTTTTTGTTAAATTATACCCCTCTTCGTTTTTCATGGACATAAATTTATTCAATACAAAATTCAAAGGATCTTTCTTATACAGTTCTATAGCAAGATATTCTATCACTTTTTCGTCCATCGATGTCTTTAGATGTTTACCCATTAGTGTATACTTCCTTTCTCTTTCTCTCCGTGTTTAATAAACTTTTCTTTGGCACCTGGTTGCAGTACATCTAGTACGTCCAACAACTTTCTATACCCTTCTGTGTTTAATTTTTCTGTGGTCATCTGTGGCATTATAACTCTGCCTATTGACCCATCTTCCTTTATAATGATAGCACAATCGCCATCATCGAATTCTAAATTATCTGATATTTCTAAATCAATCTTAGACAATCTTGGCCTCCTTTGCCGTTTCTTTCACTAACATTAGATCCGCCGGATAACTTTTCATTTTGCTTGGCCAGAAACTTGTGTTTATAAATCTTTCAATCATTTGTAATTGTTCGTCGTTAAATGATTTTAACATCCTTTTGCCTGCATCGCAACCTAGCAGTAGCCATGGACTAATTTTTCCTTGTTGTATATGTTGAACGGCTCTGTTGGTGTTGACCAATCTAAAGTAATCAGACCATTGAGCATTTTGTTCTTCTGCCCAGTCCATCATTGTGGCAATGCTTCTTTGTAACGCAGATTCCACAGGTTCCGACTTCATGGCTTCGATTAGGTATACTTCGTAGAGATCGTCCCTGGCCCAGTGATCTAATTTTATCTTAGACAGTAACACGTAGTCTATGTACTTGTCGGGATACAATGGATTGATATGCATAATAAAACGACCGAATTTTACAAATGCGTTGTAGTATGCACTCTTTACAAAATCGTCATACGTTTTTGTTTTGCTGTTGTGTTGGTGTATCTGATAGAATCTTTGGAACACCATGAACGCATTGACTACCCATTTCTCATCTCTTTGTAGATATCTTCTCTTCGGCTCACATAGGTGTACCTGTAATGTTCTCTCTTTAGCGAACTCCTTGCCACAGTATGTACATTTAAATTTTGATGCCATGTGCCTCTAATAACTCCTCCAGCTCTCTGTCAGTTATTACTTTGTCCAGTGTTTCTAGGTCTGCTTCCTTCCAGTTAGGGTATACTTCCTGCAATTTCTTCAAGGATTTATTTGGTACTCTCTTCATGGGTTTGATCCACGGATGGAACTGCTGTTGTAGTCCGCCACACATGGCAGTAAGTATCCATAATAATTTTTTGTGTTTGCCTAGTGTAAAGCAGTGTTTGTTAACACATTCGTTAACCATTTCTACATAGTGTTCAACAAAGAACTTGTCTTTCGATGAGGTGCTTGAAACATATCTCATCAGCATATAAGGTGAATACAGTGATTTTTCTTTGTCATCTATTCTGTCGAAGTAATCTTTGTTTCTGAAATCAACGGCCTTAAGTCCGTTTCTCAGATCAAAAAATTTCCTATTTTTTTCTGCCGGCATATTTTAATCCAAAAATTGTACAGTCTTGTGCTGTAACAAAAGTTAATTTTATTTTACTCTGCATATGTTGTAAACCTGAAAGTTTGTTGTTCAACTTGTTCTTGGAGAGCCAATCAAAGAAATCCCTGCACCATTCTCCTTGATCCATCCACACGGCTATCTTATCGTTTGTAACCATGATGGGTGCTTCTATCTTTATTGTTCTCCTACCAGACTGAGCCATAATCTATCTGTTCGCATTGTCTTGAAATATCTTTAACAAAGTAAGCACACATAGGCTTAGGTCCATTCGATAAAGGCACGGCCAACATCTGTCCTGATTTAATTTTTGGAAAGTACCACTTGACTTCTGTGTATATGTCCACAATATCTATGGGATAGAAGTCTGGTTTAGTACTAGACAGAGGGTTGAAAGTGAATGCATCAAATCCTCTATCGTTCAAACTTGTTATTGGTAACACATGCATCTCTTGTTGTCCGGCCTCACCGATCAACATCTTCCAATCCAATGGCATTTTAATCTTCCACGGTCCGATCTCCAGTACCGCCGCCGGCGAATTGAAGCTCTCTAAAAATATCAAGGGTATGTAAAAGAAGTCTGGTTCGTCTGGATTTGAATTGTCAAGCACAGCAAATCTCAAATCTTCGTCCACCCACTCGGGTATTTTTTCTAGTTTATAAGTTCTGTTATCTAATGTAAGGATTTTCATAATCTATCTTTTCTATATTATACGGGTAATTGGCCTCTTTGTAAAACTTTTTCCTTGCCCCTAGGTGTCTTTTCGCAAATTTGCAACTACTGGTAATATCCCATATCTGCACATTGTCTTTGTCCTCTGCCTTACGAATGCCTCTTCCTATGCTTTGTATTACCCTTACGAATGATTTACCAGGTTCAATAAGAACAAGATTGAATATCCTAGGAATATTAATTCCAACGGATGCGACCCCATAAGTTGCGATAATGATTTTATTTTGTGTTGTAGACACTTCATCGTAGTGTTCTTTCCTTTCTAGATTTTTAGTTGACCCCGAAATGAACACTGAGTCTTTCAACTTTTTGTTTAGTATTTCGCCCGCGGATATCCTGTCTACTAAAATTAATGTGTTCCCCGATGTTGAAATATCTTTTATTGTGTCAGCCACCCAGCCCATTCTGGTACTATCCGTAGTTAGCCATTTCAACTCTTCTGCATATGTTTTGAACTGTGGATGGTCTTGTGTCTGTAAAACATTTACATGACAGTTTGCGAGTACACCCTTGTCTTGCAATTCACTTGCTTGTATTCTGTGTGTGACGTCACCTATGCTACACTTCAAGCCCATGAACTCGTAATCTGCTTTAGGCACTGTTCCTGTTAGTCCCCAACGTATTCCACAATGTGCAAACGGTCCAGTCAACAATCTTTTAAGCACATCTGCCTTGGCCATGTGTACTTCGTCTATTATCACTGTGTTGATTCCTTTTATTGCTTCTGCAAATGCTTCTGAATGTTCGTCCTTGCTCTTCTTTTCCAACACGTTTAATGATTGCCATGTTGCTATTGTGTTAAACCTTCCTAGTTCCTTCCTGTCTCCGTAGTACACCCCCACGTCTAAATTACAAGCAAGAAAGTCTTCTTCTGTTTGTGTCACTAGACTTTTGTTTGGCACTATGGTTAGTGTACGTCCATATGGCTCAACCAGTTGACACAGTGCCGCGGTAATAATTGTCTTTCCCGCACCTGTGGCAATCTCTTGTATGCATTGTGGATTTTCTATGAATTTGTTTATTGTCTCTACTTGATAGTCTCGCAATTCGACAGGTTGTCCAGCACATGGATGTTTCTCTGGCCACTTAATATGTGAGAGATAGTTCTTATCGATGGAGTTGAATTCAAAATTGTGTTTCACTCTTTGATCCTCAAAGTCCACGTACACCCCACCTTCGTCGAGTATTGGCAATATTTGATCCACAAGGTTTAGATATGTAGTTCCACCTAACCCAAAGAAGGATATCTTTCCATCCCACCTGCCCAGTTTAACTGCTGGCAGATGCCTTGCATATGGTATCTCATATTTGAATTTATTGGATAGCCTCTTCCTCCACTCGAGAGATAGATTCTCAAACTTTACGTTTACTTCGTCTTTTATTACTAGTTTACA